TTTATATTTTTCTAAAAATTTAGTATAATATCTTTTCTCATCTTCAGTGCCAGTAACACCACCATACAAAGGTTTAAACGTATGTGCTTTTGCATCTTGCCTTGATACACCTATAATATCTGCAGTGTATTGATGGACATCTATTTTATTTTTTATATCTTCCATACCTTGCTTATCTTGTGCTAAATAAACTGCTGTTCTAAATTCTAATTGTGAAAAGTCTACTTCCAATATACTACCTTTTTCAAATCTAGATGTTACAACTTTTCTTATAGGAAATGTTTTACCTCTTGGTTGATTTTGAAAGTTAGGATCTCTACTAGATAACCTGCCAGTTGCAGTAACTGCTTGCATAAACTTAGGATGTAAAAAACCTTTTTCATTTGTAAAGTTTTTTAATCCTTCTACAAAAGTATTTAAATATGTGTCAACTGCATTATGCCTTACAATAGAATCAATAAAC